CGAAGCTTACAAGAGAATGTATGAGGCGATACGGATACCAAACATTGACGAAATCCTGAAGAAACCTGAAGAGGCGGTTCGGATGGACCCAATTGATGAAAACATGGCGGTTATGTATGGCAAGCCAATAAAAGCTTTTGTTGATCAGGATCATGATTCGCACGTTGCCGTTCACATGCAGTTTATTCAAGATCCGTCTTTGGGTGGAAATCCTGGTGCTCAACAGCTACAACCTATTCTTATCGCTCACATTGCTGAACACATTGCGTTGTTGTATCGTAATCGTATGGAGGCAAGTGTCGGTGTACCATTACCACCAGTTCCAGATTTTAATAGCGAAAGACCTGATTTGAAGGATATCAATCCACAACTTGATAACTTAATTAGTCAGAGGGCAGCTCAAGTTGTACAGCAAGCTCCACAGATGAAACAGATTGCTGCTATTACAGCTCAACTACAGCAACAACAAGAAGAAAACCCATTACAATATGCTCAACAGTTAGCTCAATTAGAGACAGAAGCTCTGAAGGCTAGAACACAAGCTCAAATCCAAGCGGATCAGGCTAAGGCTCAGTCGCAAATTCAAATCAAGCAAGCTGAGGCAAAGCAGGATATGGAGATTGAGGCAACAAAAGCAAGAGCTGATTTGCAAGCTAAAATCCAGAAGTTGGAAGCTGAGTTGCAGTTAGAGCGAGAAAAGAATGCGTCGAAAGTTCAGATGGAACGTGAGAAAAACGCAGCGGAAATACAAATGGAGGCTATGAAGAATGTCCCCGAATGATCTGTTAGCTTCGATCAGACCAATTAATCCTGCTGCTTTTGGTCCTGTTAAGCAACAGATGCCACCACAGGGGATGCCACCACCACAAGGGATGCCACAGCAAAATCCTGAAGGTGAGAAAATGACAAATTACTTGATGAATAAAGTTGAAGAGATTAAACAACGATTAGGGCAAGGTGATGTTGGTGCATTATCAAATGTCACTAAAGCTATGAGAGGTTAATTATGCATTACGGAGCACTACCAAAGAAGACAAGTATTAAAGGTCAACCTCATGAGTTGAGTTACATAACTCCTCAAGAGGCAGGGGTTTTAAGGATGTTGGGTGGAGCAGGTAAGAATGTAAATGGAGTTCCTGCTTACTATCATACACCAGGTCATGGTACGAGTATCGCTGCAGGATACGGTCAAATGGCTGATACACTTAGGCAAGCACCAGGAGGAGCTGTTAGTCTAAGCGGAAAAAAAGTCGGTGATACAAAAGACAGAAAACCAAAGAGACAATCTGAACAAACTATTATGGATCTGTTAAAAGCCAATAACGCCAAAGCAAGAGCTGAAAGAGAAATGGCTGCTCGTGCTGAAGCTGAAAAAGCAGCAGCAACTTTAGAAAGTGGCAATGTCTCTCCAACAAGCACTGTTCAAATGAAAGACGGTAAAGTTTTAGTTTCCACTAATGTTGGCAGTGGAACTGAGAACACTTATTTAGATCCAGAGACATATACTGCAATGACAGGTTATGAACCACCGTCAGGAGTTACCATAACAAGCAGTGATAATGTCAGCTCACCAATGTTGGATGCAACTAAGCCAGTTGATACAACTGGTTTTGTAGAAGATTTGATGTTGGCAGGACAAGATATTGGACAGTTGTTTGATCCATCTTTAGGAAGTTTGATGGGTGATGAGCAAGGTGCGAGAGCTTTAGGCTCAGGGGTACAGCAATCATATTTTGTACCTGGTGTTGCTTTAGGAGATCCAGACAGGGGTGTCAGAGCTGAATCGGCTGCTGATGCTTTTAACATAGTGGATATGGATAGATTTGATAACATTAGACCTGACGATCCTTTGTTTGATATAGATCCTGCAAATGTTTTGTCGTATGACGAATTGGTTGCACGAGGTATGGTTGATCCAATTACTGGTGACGTTGGTAGACAAGAATTTATGACAGATGGTGTTTACGGTGATGACGTAAGTATTCCTTATGATTATTACGGAGCACCTTTTGGTCTTGGCTACGATGACAATGGCAACTTAATTGAAATACCTTTAGGTGGTGGCATTACAATACCAGGTACAGACATTGCGATTACGGCTCCTCCCACTGACGATGGTGGTGGAGGTGCTCCTCCTAGCGGTGGGGGTGCTTCTTCTGGCGGTGGAACATTCCCCAAAAAACGTGATGTTTATGGCAATCCAATTCGTTTGACAAAGGGTGGAACAAGTTGGTGGAAAATGGCAGCGAACTGGACGAACCCTTCAGAAAGAATTGATACATATGTTACTATTGATGAGCAGGGCAATTACATTACATCTGACGGTAAAATTGTCCCAGAAGAAATAATTGCAACGGCATTGCTGACACCGACAGACATTCAAATAAAGACAGAGATAGAAGAAACACAATTGCCTTATTTTCCAAGGAACGAATATGATTTTCAAACTGGCAGAATGAGTGATGTGGAATACAGATTGGGCAAGGATACAAATTTAAATAGCAACTAAGGAGACTAAAATGGCTGAAGTAAACGTAGAAAACATGGAAGAAAATGCGGAACTTTTTGTAGAGAAGATGGGCTTTTCTCATGATTCCGAAGGGTTGGAAATGTCTGACGATCAGCTTGTTAACTTTTTATTGCTTTGTCACCAAATGCAGTTTGGTATAAGTGACGAGCACGAAGAAGAAGAAATGATGGAAGAGGATATGATGGAGCACGACGGATCTGACGTTAAAGTTAAGATCATGAAAGTCGGATCAGGGGACGATGTTCACTCCATGATGAATAAAATTCTTGGTGGCTAGATGCCTGTACGCAAAGTAAAGGGTGGCTACAGATACGGAACCAAAGGAAAAACCTACAAAACGAAAGCTGAAGCTGAACGGCAAGGTCGTGCGATACGTGCCTCTGGCTACAAAAAGAAGAAATAAAGCCGTGGAACTTAAATATTTAAGAGCACGGCTAATTTCTTATAAGGATAAACGAAGTGAGTAAATTAAAAAACCTTCCTATTATTGGCTCTCTTCAAGGAATTATAAAAGAAGAGGCAATGGAACCTCTTGTTGAAATGTTTCTTCGTTCTTTAAGAGGTAAGATTGTTGATTCCCCTAAAAAACCGATAAAAACAGATTTAGATCCTGCAGGAATGGGAGCAACAAAGCTTCCTACTTTTGTTGAAGATATTGATTATAAAACAACCGACTTAGGTGTTTTAACCCCTAGAAAAGAACTTGATATTGCTGACTTGCAAGGAAGAACTTTAACTCCTGCTTATGGAGACAGAACATATGCAGGAATGACACTTGATGAAATTGCAGGTGTTAAGCTTGATCAACCTGTACTAATGCAAGGTGGAAATCAGTACATGCGTGAAGGACAAGGTCTTTGGGCATCTAAACAAGAGGCTATGGAAAAAAAAGCAAAAGCCATGAGTAAAATGGACGATCCTTTAATGATTTACACTGCAATGGGAGGTCAATCTGGTGATTTTTCTAAAATGATGTCTGATGCTACAATGGGTATGATTGAGCAAAGCAAAATAACTAAAAAAGCAGCAAAAATTTATGATGACGAAATAAAAAAGACAGTTGATAAAAACTGGGTTGGAATACTTAATCCAAAAGTTCGTGAATATCTAGATAAAATGCCTGGCACAGATAGAAGGTTGCTTTGGCAAGAAATGGACAAAGCTAGTTATAAAAAATTAGGTTTTCCAGATCTTGGCGTTATTAGAACAGCAATTACAGAACGAGAGCTGTTAACATTACCAACTTTTGCAACAGGGCGATCAATAGGAGCTTTGGAGTCTTTTTTAACTTCTCCTTCAACACATAAAACCTATGATACGGAAGTTATAGGAAAATACACGGGTGCTTTGCCTTATGATGTTCCTGGTCAAATGGTTTTTCGAGATTTTTTTAAAATGATGTCGCAAAAACCCCCTGGAGAAAAAGGTGGACCCCCTGATCCTCGAAGATCCTTTATGATGACACCATCAATACAACAAAAAGTTGATCAACAAATGGTAGATGAAATTAGTGTTTTTAACGAAATCATGAAAGACCGTAATTAATGGAGCGTTTTGTTTTATCTTTATTTATGCCCAAAGCATTTTCAAGCATAGCTTCTAATCGATCCATTTTTAAATGGGCTTTTTCGGTTAATTCATATCCACCAGTTTCACTGAGTATTATCTCTTGTATCTCTACAAGAAGTGCATCTCTATTTGTTTCGTCCATTTTATTTCCTTTCTTAAAAAAACAAATTGTACTACAGTTAGAACACGAGGTCAAGTTTCATGGCTACTAAGAAGAAAAAAACAAAAAAGGATGCCTGTTATCACAAGGTAAAAGCTCGTTACACACGAGGTGGAGGCACATGGCCTTCCGCTTATGGATCTGGAGCGTTAGTAAAGTGTCGAAAAGTCGGTGCTAAGAACTGGGGTAAGAAAAGTGCCAAAAAAAAGAAAAAGTAGCACCAGTGGTGGATTAAGAGCTTGGTTTGGTCAAAACAAAGGAAAGGGTTGGGTTGACTGCAAAACTGGTAAGCCGTGTGGACGCAAATCCAGAACAAAAACAAAGAGGGGATATCCTGCCTGTAGACCGACAATGGCTCAATGCAAATCAAAGTCAGCAAAGACTGCAGCTAAAAAGAAAACGTCAGCAAAACGAGTAAATTGGAAAGGTAAGAAAAGTGGCAAAAAAAGCAGTTGAAGCACCTGAAGGATATCACTGGATGAAATCAGGAAAAGGATTTAAATTAATGAAGAACCCAACTGGTGGGTATAAACCTCATAAGGGTGCAAGTAAGAAGGCAACCTTTGAAATACAGAAGGTGCACAAGAAATGAAAAAGAAAAAATCACTAACAAAGGCTCAAAAGAAAATTGCATCTCAGGCAAAACCTAAAAACAAAATTACTGGTGCTGACTTTAAGAAGTTACGAAAGAAAAAGTAATGGCTGAGTACAAAGGCAAGAAGGTAAAGATTGGTAAACCTCGCAGAATAGCCAAGGGTGAAACGTCCTATGGCAAGAAGAAATCTGTTGTCTATGTCATGGATGGTGACAAAGTTAAGCGTGTAACTTTTGGCGATCCGAATATGAAAATAAAGAAAAACCAAAAGGGACGCAGAAAAAATTTTAGGGCACGGCATAACTGCGATAATCCTGGTCCAAAAACAAAAGCACGATACTGGTCGTGCAAGGCTTGGTAGATGGCAAAAGTAGACAGCATACCTGGTCTTGGAGTTTTAAAAGATTTCATTAAAGATCCCATTAAAGATTTTTTGCTGACGTTAGGCAAGAAGTCTGGCACTCCCCCTGTTGAAGAGTTCAGTCCATCCTTAAAAGCTGCTGAGGCATTAAAACAGGAGAAAGGACCATACGAACAGCTCAAGGCTACCATGATTAATAAGCATGGTGCTAAGGAAGCTGAAATGGATTGGTCAGGTGCTAATGATCTTTTTGCAGGTAAAACAGTTACAAAAACTGAACTTGTTGATTATTTAAGTGGTCGCTCAAGAGGCTTTGACGCAATGCGATTACAATACAATGATCCCACAGACTTAATCAAAGAGAGCACCAGTGTTGCAAAAGGTTTTATGATAGATCCTTATCTTCCAAATTTAACTAGGGTAATGAGGGGTCCAAGAGGATATTTTGTTGCGGAGCAAGGAAGCGATAAGCCAATTCAAGGAAACGTATTTTACGACAGTTCAGAAAAGGCTTATGAAGTTTCAGATAGAATTAATGACAAAAGATTACAAATGTCAGGGATGAAGGAGTCAGGACTAAAAATTGTTTCCCCTGACGAACTTACCTACACTCAAGACAACTTTCCATTAGGTGGCACAGACACAGCGGAAACGGTTTATCGATTTGATGATCCCACTGGCATTTATGATGATGCAGTAGCTTCACATCATAAGTTTAATCTGCTTCCTGATGACAATGTTTTAGCTCACACTCGCACAGCACAATTTCCAGTGGTTGACGGTGGTACAGGTTATCACGTTGGTGAAATTCAGTCGGATGTTTTTCAACATCAAAGATGGGCAACAAAGTTAGGAAGAGCACCAAGGGAAAAATTAAGATCTCGAAGTGAGGAACTTGCGTATAGAGATGAGCTTGAAGGTTTGGATATGCGTGAGTTAACTGAAGACATAAATATTTTTAATAGAGCAGTTAAGATACAAGAAAAAGAATTTATTAATAAAATTAACGAAAAACTAAATGCTATGGGTGCAGATTCTATTGATTATAGGGGGTTTAATGTTGCACTAGATCGAGGTTATGTAGTTCCTCAGGTAACTAAATCAAATCCTAACTTTGTTGCTTTTAGTGAAATAGGGTTTGACGATAGTATGTTCCGACCATTAAATGTTTACGATAATTTTAAAGATGAATTTAATGATTTAATGAAAATCAAAGAAAAATTTCAAAGTGCAAAGGATGAATTCGCGGATGTTTCAAATTTACAAGTTTTAAAGAAAACAAATATATTCAAACAATTGCCATATGGTGAAAGTACAAACCAGTGGGTTGACATGGTGCTTCGCAAAGAACTTGCCAAGGCAATTGATTCAGGTTCTGAATTTATGACAATTCCCAGTTCTGATCTTGTTAGAAAATACACCAGTGGTTCAGAAGAGGGTCAGGGGAAGTTTTATGATCAGATTGTGCCAATGCGATTAAACAAACTGGCAAAGAGATATGACCCAAATATTAGTGTTATTCCTCGACAAATAAAAACACAGGCAGGGGTAGAGAATGTCACGGCACTACCATTGACGCAAAAACTTATTGATAATATCATGAAGAAAGGATTGCCCAAGTACGCAGTTCCTATTACTGGTGGCAGTTTAGGAGCACTATCTTTTGTTGAAGGGGAACAGCAGTAATGGCAAAAGCAGCGGTAAAAAAAGTAGCACAAGCTGAAATAAGAGCAGCGAAAAGCTTTTTAAAAAGGCGAGGTTTTACAAGTGAACAAATCTCCCCTCGCAAATTTGCAATGGCAGCCAAGGAACTTGATAAGAGTTTTAGTGAAACTTTAAAGATATTGGCTCGTGAATTATCTGGAGGTCAAGTATGATTAGCCTAGTTCCCACCGTTACAGGGGAAACCCCTTATATTGGTGACTTGTCTTTTACGGAGGAACAAAGGCAAGAGTTAATTAATGCTATGCGTACTGCAGGGCAGGGAATGTCTTTTAGTACAGGGGACGAAATCGAAGCAGCAATTAAAACCATGATTGGTGATAAGTCTTATAGTGAAAACATAGATGCTATACGATCTGGGATTAAAGGTTTTGAAGATGAAAATCCAAGCGCTTCTCAAGCTCTTTTCTGGGCAGGGGTTTTGCCAACAATAACAGTCGCTGCTCCCAAACTTGCCATGACGTTGCTGTCAAGATTTGGTCCAAAGGCACAAGCTTCTATTCTTGGTGCAGCAGGGGGAGGACTTGAAGGGTTTGCAGCAGGAGAGGGAGTAGAAGATAGAATAGCAAACGCACTTTCTACAGGGGTTTTAGGCGGTATTTTAGGACCAACAATAGTTGGCGGTGCTGTGTTGGCTCAAAAGGTTGCTCCACAAGTCAAAGGCTTTCTAACCAGTTTAAAAGAGAAAGTAAGCCGTGTGGAGCTATCTGTCGATCCAAGCACTTTGGGTTCTTTGGGTGGCAACGTAAGTTTAAAAGTCAGACCAGAATTACCAGAACCTCAAAATTTAGCAGAAGTAGAGGCAAAGAGAGTTGTTGAAATAACAAGCAATGCAAGGCGTGAAGGGCGTAATGAATTAACTGACGCTGAGTTTGCGGAAGTTTCAAAGATTTATGGAGATCGAGGTCATGCAGGAGAATTTTCAAAAGATTTTACAAACTACATTCGCAATAATTCTGATTTGCCTATGGATAAAGCTTCTCGCAGTCAACGTATGATGGAGCAGGGTTTTGAAGGACCGTATTATAAAGGCAGAAGAGCTAGTTATGTTATAGGTGACATTCCTCATTATTCAGATAGATTAAAGGGGATGTATCAACACATGTCTGAAGATCCTGTCTTAGCATCTAGTTATGGAGGGGATTTTCAGACAATCGAAGAGCTTGCAGTTCGTCCATCAGCAGGTGACATTCCAATTGTTGAAGCTGAAGGTGCAAATTGGAATCAAATACCTTTAGATACAGGCATCCGATTTACAAGAGAAAAAGAGCCACTTTATGAAACAGAAAATATTGAGCGAGCACTTTTTCCTGGCAGTCCATTAGATGCCCAAACAACAACAGATGACATTCTTTTTGCAGTGGAAGCAGATAACACAATGGCAGACGATGTTATATTTGAAAATATTATGGATCGTGGTCCAATACCACAAAGCAAAGAAATTATAGAAGCAGAAAAAGCATTAGGCAATCCAGATCCTATGGCTTACAAGGGGAGTATTAACAGGGCGGTGATAAATGCTCCTGAGAGAATTAGAAGAACGTCAGCAAACTTTGACCCACTGTTGAAAAACATTAGCAATCTTAACGCTGCTATGGCTGCAGGGATACCTCTGGGAGCATTAGGTTTCTTTGCTGACAATGAAGAGTATTACCAAGACATGTAGATCTAATTGTTTTTATTAGATAAAATAAAACTTTACACAAACGCTTGACAATGTTGTGTGATTTGTTAATATGTATGGGTAAGGACGAATCAACTGAGAAAGGAACTAAGAGATGGATATCAGAGAAGCAATGGCGGTTTTAGCTTATAAAGTAAAAGAAGCTAAGGGTAACGGTAGAAAAGTTTCTAAAGAAGCAGAGGAAGCTGCAGAAGTTCTTTTAAATCATTATCATGACGATAGTTGGGTTATTTATCGTCCTTAATTAAGAAAGGGAAGCACATGAAAGTCAAGAAGGTTAATGTAAATTCACTGTCTAGAAAAGAGACAAAAAAGTTGAAAAAGATACATCATACTAAAGTTAGAAATATCGGGAAGAAAATAAGTAAAGATCCAACGAATTATTAAGAAAGGAAGTGAAATGGAAGTTTTTGTGAGTTCATATTTATATCGGGGAGAGTTGCCAAATGAAGCAACTCATCCAGACGAAGCTATTCAGGAGGCTTGGAATATAAAAGCTGAGGATGCTAAGGGTTATCGTTATGTGTTGGATGGTTTTAATGTGGATTGTAAAGATAGGGCAGAGAAGCTTGAAACGAAGATAAAAGCTCATTTGGCTTCAGGAGGCGAGTTGAATCTTGATCATTGGACAGAGACTGAGCCTTGTTATGGCTCGGAAGCGTATTGCGAAGTTTATGGATTTTAATTAGAAAGGAGGTCATACATATTTAGTCGAAACTAACACCTTGCAATTAATTTGCGAGGTGTTATCTTTTGTGCATTAGCAACAATTGGAGTTTGTTGTGAATAGATCACAATTTGGACAATTAATGAAAGGTGGACGCATGTATGGCATGAAGAAAAAACCTATGGGCATGAAGAAAAAACCTATGGGTAAGAAAAAACCTATGGGTATGAAAAAGAAACCAATGAGAAAGAGAAAATAATGTCTGAAGTTAAAAAAGACGTTACGGTTCATGTCACTGGTGTTTCTATGTCAGGAGGTGTAAAGAATGACGGTAACGGATCTCCTTCAGCAAATAAAAAAGAACCTGAAGGGAAAACGGCTAGAGATAGCTGAGAGTTTGGTTCAAGGTCGGATATCCGACTTTGGATCATATCAAAAATACGTGGGTATTGCAGAGGGGTTAGAACAAGCCTCTGAAATTATCAACGAAACATTAAAAAAATTAGAAGAGGATGAATAACATGTCTCATCAACATGCTACAATTTACAAAGACGAGTCTACAGAACAAACAATAGGTTCGCACCAACTGCCAATTCCTTTAAATTGGAAAGTGCTCGTACAACCCAATCAAGTTAAAATGAAGACAAGAGGTGGTTTGCATTTGCCGACAATCTCGAAAGACAATGAGGAGTATCTTACTGCTCATGGTCGTATTGCTTCTATGGGTGACCTTGCATTTAAAGATAGGGATACTGGCACTTCGTGGAAGATGAACTCACCGAAGGTTGGAAATCGAGTTACCTACGGCAAATATGCAGGTCAAAAGGTAACAATCAATGGTGTAAGGTTTCTTCTGCTGAATGACGATGAATTAACGTCAATTTTGCCAGAAGATGTCGAAGTCACTGCTTATTTAGCGTAAAACTTGGAGGACGCTACCATGTCAAACGAAGATGTAGTTCAGGAAATCGAAGAAGAAATTAAAAAGGCAAAAGGTCAGCCTGAAGATTTTGAAATCGAAATAACGGACGATCCTGCGAAGGAAGCCGTTGATGAGGCAAAAGACGTTGCCGAAGAAAAGCAAGCAAAGGAAGTTAGTGTCAAAGACACTGAAGATCCTATGTATGGAGAAAAAGTTCAGAAGAGAATTAAAAAGCTTGTCGATCAGAGAAGAGAAGCTGAATTAATTGCTCGACAACAACAGGAGCAAAATGCTCAGTTAATGAAACGACTTGAAAGATTAGAACTAGGCTCTCAGAAGACCGCTGAGAGCAACTTTAATCAAAGGTATGCCCAGACCAAGTCAGCACTTGAGAAGGCTGTAGAGGAGGGAGATACGAAGGCTCAGGTGGCATTTCAAGAACAGATGGCAGATATGAGGGCCGCCATGCGTATTGCTGAGATGCAAAGGCAACAGAGGGTACAGCAAGCTGCTTCTCCTACAGTTGGCAGGGCACAACAGAGAGCTACGCAGGAAGTTCCAGAAAAAGCTACAAATTGGTGGCAACAAAACCGTTGGTTTAATGCCTCTGGATATGAGCGAGAAACGGCTGCAGCTAGGGCAATAGATGTCCAGTTGGATGTTGAGGGATTTGATAAAAACTCAGACGAATATTATGAGACTTTAAATAATCGTTTACATAAAGTTTTTCCTGAGTTAAACTCCGATCCAAGCCCTAGTAAGGCTAGAGTAAAAAGTAGACAACCAGTTGCACCCACTACAGGTGGCTCATCTTACAAAGGCAATAGAGTCCGTATGACGCAGGACCAACTTAGGATGGCTAGAGAACTTGGTATTACAGATGAAACAGGTCTTAAAAAATATGAGGCTGAAATCAAACGTCAGCAAAGGAGCCAGTCATGACTGAGAATAGAAACGTGCGTGCAAACGAAACTCGAACTTCCACTAGAAATGAGCAGTCTCGCCCAGATACTACGTGGAAACCACCGTCATTGTTGGATGCACCCGAACCTCGTCCTGGGTACACTCAACGATGGATAGCTACCTCGATTCAGGGTAAAGAAACCCCAGACAACGTATACAAGCGTATGCGAGAAGGATGGGAGCCACGCAAAGCCGATACTGTGAAAGAGAAGTTGTTTCCAACTATCAATCACGGTCAATGGGCAGGGTCGATTGGAATTGAAGGAATGTTGCTTTGTGAAATGCCTGTCGAAAAACATAGGCAAATGAAGGACTATTATCACAGTAGAAGTTTAGAGGCAAACGAATCAATTGCAGGTGACTTAGATGCGTTAGGACGAAAAACAGGACAACCAATCTATCAAGAACGGAAGTCCACTTCGAGCCGTGGCAGGGATTTAGCTGCTATGGATGATTAAAACTTTACGCTGAAAAGGAGCGAATAAATGGCTAATGTAGATGCAGCCTTTGGGTTTGTCCCAGTTCGCCATATGAGTGGTAATATCCCTCGTGCAAATAAGTATACTATTGCTTCGGGATTAGCAGAGAACATCTTTACAGGTGATCTTGTTATTCTGATAAACACTGGTTTGCTTACTCCGCACACTGCAACAGAGACTAATAATATTGGTGTTTTTGCAGGGGTATCTTATACCGCATCAGATGGTTCATATGTTTATAGTCAGTATTGGCCTACAGGTACTACTGCTACAAATATTATCGCATACGTGTATGACGATCCATACATAGTATATAAAGTTCAGTCTGCAGGGACAACTGCTCAGACAAACATTGGCAATTGTGCTGATGTTGTCGCAGGAGCAGGTTCGACAACGACTGGTCAATCAGGTTTTGAGATTTCTGGTACAATGGCAGCAGGTACTGCCACTTGTAAGATTATTGGTCTTTATGAGTCACCAGATAATGCTTTCGGAGCCAACGCTGTCATGGAAGTGCTAATTAACGAGCACATTCTAAAAGATGGCGCAGGAATATAGGAGGGTATGAATAATGGCTATGAATAGAGCACAATTTGCAAAAATGCTTGAGCCTGGACTGAATACTCTTTTTGGTCTTGAGTACGACAGCTATCCACCAGAATACTCAGCAGTGTTCTCTTCAAATACTTCTAACAGAGCTTTTGAAGAAGATGTCTTGTTGCAAGGTTTTGGTTCAGCACCAACAAAAGATGAGGGTGCTTCTGTTTCTTATGACACTGGTAGTGAGCAGTGGACTGCACGTTATCAGCATGAGACAGTTGCTTTGGCATTCTCAATTACTGAGGAAGCTGAAGAGGATGGACAGTACGGTTCAATCGCATCACGTTATACAAAGGCACTTGCACGTTCAATGGCTTCCACTAAGGAAATCAAAGCTGCAAATGTTTTGAATAACGCACAAACCGCAGGTTTTACAGGTGGTGACGC